TGAGTTCCATTGTCATCTTCTCCAGCACCAGGGCAGCGATCTTGTCGCCCTCTCTGGCTGCCTTCTCCAGGTGTGCCAGGACACCATACTGGATAGCAATGGGATTATTCTGCATAGCCTCAACCAAACGGCGATCAATTTCGTCCTGGGGCTGCTGGATACCGTAGTATTCCTGTAAGAGAGTGTAGTCAGACACTACTCCGCGTGCCTGAGTAGCCATAGCGTGGTTACGAACACGCTCATTGGGGAACTCAGCCTTGATTTCACACCGTACACTGAAGCCTTTTAGCTCTTCACCCCTGACTAACTCAGCAAAATCAGTGCCTTTGCGGGTCCCGTACACGACTACCCCCGCTTTATCGGCGTAATAAGCCGAAAGATCGAGGACTTTCTTCGCCCACCACGTCCAGAACTTCTCCAGGTGCTCAATTGGCTGCTCCAGACGGATCCGATTCTGATCTGACATCTGAGACAGGGCAAAACCAGAGATAGCAGAGGGTCCCTCACCGTACATGACATCAGAGAAGCCTGATTGCTGTGCTCTGGCGCGGAAAAAGGAGATTTGCTCCCTTACATCAGGGGGACTGCCCTGCCAAGTCGCAAATCCAGCGTCTTCATCCTTATCCAGGGTAATTGCCTTGCCAATACCAGGGTCTAACTGGATGTTTTTGTTGGTATTGGACCGCACAATGAAGGGCAACTGAGAAAAAACGTCGATCTGTCGCTGGCGACGGTTGATTGCCTTCTCCAAAGCGAAGACAGTAGGCTCCAAAGGCTGAATAATGCTGTTCCACTCCTTTGATTCTGACCTGGAAGTCGGTTTGAAGAAGGAAATGGTGTAAGGAATGTCGGTATACCCAGGCATTTCCCGTAAACCCAGGGCAAATTCACCCCCGATGATGATTGCATTACGCACTACGAGGGATCTTTTCCCTTGTGGGACGACAATTTGATCATAATTCTCAGCGACAGAGCCTCCATTGACATACGCATAGTCCCAATAGTCGATAATCTCGGTTTTTGTGATGTATTTTTGTTCGGGAGTACCTGCCAATCGGTTCAAATTGACCCCATACAGGTCTTCAGCGTCCTTCACGGTCATCGTTTCACGCCGGATGATGGCACACCAGCGTTTCGGACCCCCTGGAAGGACTGAAATAGCCAGGGGATCAATGACTTTCACGGTCAGAGGAGGCTCCTTGAACACTGGCAGGAGGATTGGAGTCCCATCTGGACTCTCAATTTCTGTAACTTCGACCATATCATTCGCCAGTTCGGGATCCCAGACTGAATAAAGCACCCCTACCCCATCCCTGACAAAGTGCAAATTGACTTCATAGGGGATAGAATACTCATTTCGGGAGCTATTCATCTCAATCAGACCCGCCAGATACTTCTCGATCTTGTCAGAACCTCGCTGCTCTGATTGAGAAGGAGTCCAGCCAACCGCCTTCCAGATCATGGAATTGCTCTGAAGGATGCCAACCGCCAGATCAACCGTGTTGGTAAAGGTAGGATCAGCGTACTGGGACTCACCAGGGAGGGGGGAACGGGTGTAATGATCAAAACGGTAGAGGCTGCGCCAGTGTTCTACGTTCTCATGCAGTCCTTTTGTAAAGACTTTGGCTCTACCTGCCCGATCCATGATGTCCCCGAACGTACGTGAAGAGGAATCCCCGACAGGGATACTCCCGAAACCATTACCCAGATCATTCATTTGATAGTCCATATCATGTCCTCAACTGCCAGGGAAGATTGAAATCATACGGATCCGGCACGTGCCATGCCGTCATATCAGAAAAGGCAGCCTGGATGACCGTTGGTTCTTCGTTTACAACCGTCATATCAGAGATAGCTGTGTAAACTGCCATAGCCAGGGCAACCGCCCCATCAACTGCAAACTGCTGCACCGTGTTCTTGCGCCTCATCTTCGATAACCGGAACCCTCTCGGACCCGATTCTACAATGGCATCCCGCACATGAGAGCGCAGTTCTTCGGTCTCATATACAACCAACTTGTGATACTTCAGGGAGTCATACAGGGACTGGGTAGCAGTAATCATAGCCTGTCCCTGCTGTATAAATTCTTCAGTATTGACCTTCTTCTGTTTCAAGCTCATCATAACCGAATACAACTGAGTAGGGTCATAGCGCACCTTGACGATGTTGTACTTCTTGTGCATATCCCAGATCCAGGTAGACACCAGACCCTCCAGGTCAAAGTCCTCTTTCTCGTCCGGCATCCAGATCTTATGATCCAGAAGGATGACTTTCTGGAGGACAGTATCATAACACACGCACACCCCTGCGGTACAGTCGTGCTTGGTAGACGCATCAACCGCCAGCACCATAGCCGAACCTCTCCAGGGACTGGTAGGAGAGATGGATAAAGGAGCGTGCTCCGGTATCACACACGCATCCCACCACTCTATCGGAATGAAGCTCTCAGTCGATTGCACCCATCGGTTCTCGTGCAGTCTCAAGTAAGCAGCAGCCCGTAGGGTCAGCTTCTGTTCATTATAATACTCCTCTATCTGCCAGGGCATACGCGGGTCATGGTCCCAGTAGGTAAACGAGTTACCACTCTTGTAACAGGGCAAAGGATACAAATCCTCCACCTGCAACCCTCCACCCCCTTCATACTCCTCTTCCCCTACCGTCGCCTGATAAAGATCCCAGAGCAGTTCACTCTCTCCAAAGATCCCCGCGTACGTAACGATGAGCCTCAAGCCATTCCGCACCGTAGGGATGGGTGTCATCTCCTCCCACTGCCGACGACTGATTTCACTGTTGAACCCCCATAACTCATCCCACACCGTCAGGGCATGTCTTGACCCCGCAGAAGTCATGTAGTTGTTCGGAACTGCCAGGATGAACGTACCATTCTCCAACGTAATCCTGTTCTCTACAATCTTCCACTTGGGTTGATCCGCTTCAGAGGCAATCTCATTCCTGTGCTTGGCATGGAAGATCAAATCATTGAACGCTCTCGCCTTCGCCTGTTCTTCATTGTTCGCCAGCATGTAGATCTCACTGCCAGGGTTAGCTACCTCTTCCGCATACCACATCGTAATCGCAGCAGCCAAAGCGGTCTTACCACTCTTTTTGATCGTACTGTAGGTAATGTTCTGGTAAGGTAAGTTCCCATCTGAGTCAAATGATAAACAGTGATTCAGGATCTCACGCTGAAAAGGAGCTAATTCTAACTTCCCAGGTCCCTTCCAACCTGCCTTCGGGTTGGAGGCACTGAAATCATAGCTCTCTTTGACCCAGAACCCTTCTTCATCTAACCACTGTACAAATGATCGCATACCAACATTATACAGTTAGAAGGAACATTATACAAGTTATGACAGAAGAAGTATAGTCTTATGACAGAGAACACTAGTCAATCTGCGTGGAATAGGACAAATCACAAGCAACACACACATACACACACTCGATCCCTACCCCTACACCACACTAACCATAACAGGAACCCCCCCTCTGTCTGTCTGTGTGTGTGTCATCTGTCTTATACGTGCTATCACTGTCATGGTATACATGGTATTACCTACTCTCACTGTCATAGAATTTTATTTCGTATAGTTGAATATGGATAGGCAACAAAAAAACCGCCCGCTTGTTGGGCGGGCGGTTGTATTACAATCATTCAATTACTCGGTTTGTTGGGCGGGCGGATTACTTTGATTTACTCCCTACCTTGACTATCTGTACTTGGCACTGGTATTTTTCCCCGTTGATTACCAGCTTACCATTACCATAAAAGCCAGTGCTACCCGTCTTGAATTGCTTTGGGATAGCATTCACTACACCCAACATAGTGCCCTCATATTCGATGGTTGTAATGACGGGGTTCATGTTGACAGTGGCGGGCGGTTTGACAGCGGGCACGGCGGGCGGGTTGACAACGGCGGGCACGGCGGGCGGTTTGTTCTCGATTTTATCCATGCGCGCAGATAAACCAGTGAGAACATTCAATATCTGATCTAATTGGTTTGCGGGCACGGCGGGCGGGTTTACTGCAAAAGCTGGTTTGTTTGTACTTTGGGCTGTCATTTTTAGTTTTCCTTGTCATTATCGTATATTTCGGGATTATTATCGACTATCCCACTTGATAAACACGTCGCAATAACTAACACTAATGCGAGTAAAACGGGCACG